CCTCAAATTATAACAAATTTATGCAAGGGACTTTCCCTTACGAATTCCAATTTCTATTTGCGCCATCACCTTTAGGCAAAGCCCCTGATAATGCCGTTAGGCATCTAATATTTCCATATCACCAGAAGCCATCCATCCGATATCAGCTTTCATAAATGCCTCTCGTGCTTCCTCATTGTCTCTCGGCCCCATAGCATACTCACCGGGGTATCTTTCGCCCTCTTCACACTGCCACATACATTCCAAATCAAATATTTTCCCGTCAAGTTGTTTCACTTTCTCTTTCAAAGGTTGTCCATTATATGTGAGTCTTAATTTAATTCTGCATTTGTATATTTTAAATCGTTCCAATTCAACCTCCTTTTTGCCTAACCATGCGCTCAAGGTCAGTCATTTCATTCCTTGGACTTTCTCTCACTGCGTTCGCTCAAGCCCCTTAGCTTGGGCGTTAGGCTTTCCTTGGTACAAACCATTCAACATTGTTGAAATGTCCAGGCAGGCCGCTGTGGCGTATCCTACTAACTGCTTCATCTCCAAATGGAAACAGGATGTTCCCAGTAGGATTTGAACTGCTGCCCCCTTCAAAATTTATCTTCTTCCCCATAACAAAATATCTCCCTGAAGTTTCAGCAAGAGGCCCGAACCACGGCGCACTCCCCCTTTCCGGCAACAAAAGGATCCCGTTCCCATGACGGATCATGTTTTTGATCCACGGTTTCTTTTCAGAAAAAGGGGGATTGCAGAAAACAAATCCATTCCATTCCAAAGATAAACCATCCTCATTGCGTTCCAAGGCGTAATTGATTGTCCCGATATTTGTCTTTTCTCCAGCGCATGGATCCAGATCAATCCGTCCGAGTGCTTCATATACATAAGCTGGTGTTCTTAAATCATCATTCTTTTTCATAAAACCCCTTAAATCAGCCTAACCATGCGCTCAAGGTCAGTCATTTTATTCCTTGGACTTTCTCTCACTGCGTTCGTTTAAGCCCCTTAGCTGGTCGTTATCTGTTCATCTTAAGAACAAGCTTAATCCCATTCAAATCCAAAGTCAAGAAAAAAAGTTCTTGACTTTCTCTTCCGTTACAATTATATTCATATCAGAATCACTTGACGGAGGCACAATGAAAATCGATATACAGAAAAAGGAACAACTTGCCGGCATATTCAAAGAGGCACGGGAAAAAAAGAAGATGACGCAGCGGGAACTTGCTAATCGGGCAAACGTAACTGAGCGAACTATATGCAATCTGGAAAGTGGTAACCATAAAAGTACCTTCAAGATAGAAACATTAAAGCCAATCGCAAAAGCTTTGGGATATAAGATTGAAACCTTCATAAAGCGCAAAGGATAAGCCATGGAAAACAACACTGAAGCCCCCATAAATGCCACTAGCAGCAAAAAAACTATCAACTGTGACTGGTGTCAAGCAAAAATAGAGAATCCACGTCCAGGGCAAAAACATTGTGCTGCAAAAATAAGAAATTGCAAGAAGCTTCACGATCAACACATCTATCGTTTGGGCAAAAATAAAGACCAGAAGAAAAGCAGTAGAAAAACACCTGCCTTGAAAGATTCCGTCAGACTGCAAAGACTTCTGAAAGTCATTTCCCGTGGCGGTATATTTTCCCCTCTTCAATTGCAACACCTGACAGGCATCACAAATATCCCCCAGGCTGTCAGAGATTTGAAGGATAATCAATTTGATATCCGTTGCAAAAAGAACGGTGCAAAAACAGGCTGCGGTAGACAGATTGCCTTTTATAGTTTACATAAACACGTTTGATCTTTCGGGCTCTTGCCCTCCTTTATATAGCCCCTGCGGAAGCGGGGGCAATTTTTAAACCAATAAAAAAAGGGGAAATCTATGAAAGCACATGAAGTTCTAAAAGAAACCGGGATGATTCACGAAGGGCCGCATGATCCTTATTACAGGAAAAAGGTAGACGGCACCCTGACCAAGTTCAGAAAGAGAGATGATTTCAATGAAGGACCTGAACAATTCCTTCACGTGACTGGCCGGCAGTGGCTTCCATGGAAAGAAATCAACAAAACAGAAATGGTGCAGGCGAAATATTGCGGCAGAAAAACACAAACGCGGCGAACCAAAGGCTTGGATGCCATTAATATTGCCCCTGAGATGTGGCGCTTCATTGGCTTCGATGATACTGGTCAAGCCTGTTTCGAAAGTGATGAGATCAAAGGCGTGAAAGTATCATGCCCTTTTGGTCAGAAAGGTGATGGTCTGTGGGTGCGGGAAACATTTGCCATCGAATCTAATAATGGATATCAAGACATATATCAAAAGCCCGACAATCCTATGGGCCCGGTTCGGTGGCCAGAACCAGATGATTTTGAAACCAAATATTTTGAATGCCCTAGATATAAAGCAAGTGAACCCGACACGATACTGGGCGATGATGAAGATGGAATGAAATGGAAACCATCAATTCATATGCCACGATGGGCCTGTCGCACTGTTCTTGAAATTATCAATATCCGCATTGAACGGCTACAGGATATAAGTGAACATGATGCAGATGCTGAAGGTGTTTATAGAGAATGGGACGGATCGCATCTCTGGTACAAAAACTATCTGCAAAATTCTCTGTGCAAAGGCCATCCAGAAAACAGGGCGAAGAATAGTTTTTTCACCCTATGGGAATCCATCAACGGTAAAAGTGGGATGGGATGGGAACACAATCCATGGCTGTGGGTTATAGAATTTAAACAGGGTGAAAGCATATGAAACTTTTTATCCTGACCTTTTGTCTTCTACTCACCGGCTGCAGCACCACCACGCTCATCACTTTTGAAGATGACAAACAAATAACTATTAAAAGCGGTCGATACGAATTGGTTGAAGTGAAAAGAGGTGATACATCCTTCAAGATAGACAAGAGAGGTCGCCCTGGGCTCATTGAACAAATTGCTGCACTTTGGGGTGCCAGCGGAATAAGAAAAGAATCAGAATAATAAAAGGGGCTTGATAATGAGTAACTACAAAGCACAAATACGCAAAGAAAGATTAGCAAAATCAGTCAAGATGATAAAACGCAGGGCAAGCAAAGAAAGCGTATATTACGGCGGCGCAGACGCAAGGGCCCTGGCACCATTCACATGGGACATAATTATTGACAACCTGGGTGTTCGCATTATCTTCACACGGGACGTGGGGAATCACACGGGCGGATGGCTTAAGAATCCAGACTATGAACGTTGCTATCATCTAAGCCTGTCCTTCAGGACAGCGAACGGGAAAAGTCTTCTTCCTCAGAATAAGAGAATAGCCATGGAGCTTGTTGATCTATTCTATAGCTTTGATTCCCGGCTACTCTGGGTCGAGTCCGCATCTTCCAGGGCAGGCGTCTTGCATGATGTATGGAATTATCGCCTGTTTGCAGACAGAAACTGGCAACCTATTCAGCACCGCGAAGAAGTTTGCACCAAAGAACTAACAGACAAAGGCTGGAAATGTTTTTCAGAAATACAAGGGCAAAAAGTTTTGCTAGCAACGAAACCTGAATCATATTTACATAAAAAAAGGAGAACAAGACTGATGGCAACAATTGATATCTTTGGAAACTGGCTGAGGAAAATCATACTAATGATTAAATCCAAAACACTATTAAAAACCCCTGTCTGGGAATACGGCACCGCAGGGGCTATGGCTGGACAAGCTACCTGTAGAACTCACAGAAGAAACAAGCTGACCGGTGAAGTTCAATTTATTCTATGGGATGCCGGGGAACAAGGTCATACAAAAGATTATTGGTACCCAACGAATTCGACATGGTGGCCGACATTTATTGCCGGCGAACATCTTAAATGCGCTCAGTGCAAAAGCCCTATTCACCGGAATGACGATGCAAATATTTGCATTGAATGCGGCGGGATGAATCGTAGAGTTGATCTATAACAGAGGAACACTGACATGAACTTAGACAGCGAATCGACGCCTGAATACAATTTATTTTCACACCCTTTCATTGAATCGGTTGTGCGGCTTACACCCAGAACAATAAAAATAGACTTCAAAAACGGGCGACAATTATATGTATTAAGGCATCCATCTGCCATCTATGAAATAATGCCAATGGGAATAGATTGTGAAGGTTCACTTCTTGATATTCACGACCGCGATAAAAATCGCTATCTTATACCCTACGCAAAGGAAGAAAAGGTCAGATATTATATTGATAAAATTGGAAAAATGTCTTAATAAATGGAGAACAAAATGAATGACAGGACAAAAATATTGGAAGAATTTAAACGACAGATTGAACAAATTGAACACAACTGCGGCAGATTTAAAACAACTATTCAGGATGCACAAAAATCCGTTGATATATTCGGCGGAGGGCTTAAGGTAACACTTGAAACTGACTTGCCTACAGTTTGTTATTATATCACGCTTCTTTTCCTTATAAAAGAAACTCAGATTATTATCAAAAGTGAAGAATACGAAAGGCCTGTATTCGCAGGAAAAGATTTCTCACATATATGTCCTGTAAAATTTAAGGCAGCGACAGAAGCCCTTAAACAATCAGGTGTACTATGAGTACAAAGATCGAGTGGGCCGACGAAACGGTCAATCCCTTTGCAGGGTGTTCAAAGTTATCCACAGGCTGCACAAACTGCTATGCGCTGAAAATGGCACACAGACTGTCATACAATCCTGACCCCAGGATTTCGGATAAATACCAAGGGACCACAGAAAATATCGCAGGCAAAATCCAGTGGGTCGGCAAGATCAACAACAACCTGCAGTGCATGGAAAAACTATTCGATGGCACCCATGGGAAAAAAGTCTTTGTGGGATCCATGGGTGACATAGCACATCCAAACGTGACTTTCGATCTGTTCACCCGGATACTGGACAAGTGCTATTCCATCAACAATCATCGCATCCATAACAGCGATGTAAAAAAGAGGCCCACACCTTCCTTTTTCTGACAAAGCGCCCCGATCGCTTCGCAGCACTGTGGGAAATGTATTTCAAATCACAGCTTTTAAAAGATGATTGGGATGACTGGGAATATCTGCCCACACAAGATGATGTTTATTCAACTTTCTGGGTCGGCACGTCTACAGAAGACCAGGAACAGGCGAACAAACGAATTCCACACCTGATATCGATCCCAGCAGCAAAGAGGTTTGTCAGCGTCGAACCGATGTTGGGCCCGGTGGATTTGACACAGTTTGTCTGGACAGATATAAACGACAACATAGTCCAAAGTAGCGAAAACAAAATTGACTGTGTTATCTGTGGCGGCGAAAGTGGTCAGCAGGCCACAGCACTGCATCCAAACCAGGTGCGTGCCCTCCGCGATCAATGCAGTGCTGCCGGCATCCCTTTTTTCTTCAAACAGTGGGGTGAATGGATGACAACCGAAGATGCTATCTTCAGGGGTGAAAAATTTGTCAAGCAAATCGCCAGAAAAAGAATGCATACCTTCGAAGATGGGATCAGGATGGTGCGTGCAGGCAAAAAGAATGCCGGCAGACTACTGGATGGAAAAGAACATCTGGGATGGCCGGTATGAAAACACCTTTTGTTGACCCTGCTATTATGGCCGCTTTTAATTTTACAGAAAAGGATAGAACTAACCTTGCTAAGGCAGTAACAGCACTCACAAGGGCAACTACAACGGCCTCAGATGCAATGAAAAAATTTGGCATAGTAGCTGATAAAATAAAAACGGTAGGCAGTCTTAAGGAGGGTGAATTTATGAAAAAATGATTATAAGGGATACGGCAACCATAGCCGGAAAGAGTGCCATTTGATTTGTTGGCCGGGGGCGGTATGTCCTCGGCCACTATAAGCAAATCACAAAGACAAGATAACAGACTAGGGTTGAATTGGTGGAAAAATGATATATGGCAGTGTATGCAGCGGAATAGAGGCGGCGACCGTAGCATGGGAACCACTGGGATGGAAGCCATCTTTTTTCTCAGAGATAGAGAAATTCCCAAGGGCTGTCCTAAAACACCACTATCTAGATGTACCCTTGCATGGTGATTTTACAACAATAAAAGGAGATGATTATGAGCCAATTGACCTTCTTGTCGGAGGAACCCCCTGTCAATCATTCTCAGTTGCTGGCCTCAGAAAAGGACTGGATGACGAACGTGGCAACCTGGCCCTCGAATATCTTAAACTTGCTAAAAGACTTGGGGCCCGCTGGTTGGTATGGGAGAACGTCCCCGGCGTCTTGTCGTCAAATGGAGGACGGGACTTTGGTTCCTTCCTTGGAGCACTGGGCGAACTCGGGTATGGGTTCGCATACAGAGTTCTTGACGCTCAATACATTGGAGTTCCCCAGCGACGCAGACGTGTGTTCGTTGTCGGATATCTTGGAGACTGGAGATATCCCGCAGCGGTACTATTTGAGCGCCACAGCATGTGCGGGCATTCTACGCCGCGCAGAGAAAAGAGGAAGGCAGTTGCCTGTCTTACTGCAAACGGCGTTGGAACGTGTGGCGCTGATGACACCCAAGCACAAGCCGGACATTTAATATCCAGCACAGGCAATGTGGCACATTGCCTGAATGCTGGTGGAATGGGTTGCCAGGATTATGAAACTGAAACAATGATAGTTCACGGCACCCAAGACCCTTGTGTATCCGATAAAGCTTTTGCTCTGGGTGGGAATAGCGGACAAGAAAACGCCGTTATTTTCCCTATCCACGATAAAGCAACCCGCCACAAAGGCGGTGGTTGCCGACAGGAAGATGGTGTTGAACGGAACGATGGTGCAGCAAACGGTCTGGGTATCGGCGGGCCCAATGATCCATGCTATACGATTACTTCGGGGGATAAGCACGCTATAGCCTACGATACCACGCAGATTACTAGTCCGAAAAATTACAGCAACCCTAAAGTCGGAGATCCATGCCATCCTCTAGCCTCAAGACAGCACCCTCCTTTAATTACTGGCATGCAGGTACGCCGGCTCACCCCAATAGAGTGCGAAAGACTACAGGGCCTTCCAGATAACTACACTCTTATTGATTGGCAGAGCAGAGCATCTAAAAAGAAGATACAAGAAGATGTCTTTAAATATTTTCTAAGGCAAGGTTTCAGTATCGAAAATGCGACTATGGCGGCACGGCACCCGGACGGGCCCAGGTATAAAGCAATAGGAAACTCAATGCACGTTGGATGTATGCATCTAATAGGTAAAAGAATAAAAGCTGTAGATAACCTAGTTAATTCTCATTAAGATCAACATCCTTGACAAAACAACTTTGATATTTTAGTCTATTATTTATTTGACTTGAAAACAGAATTAATCAAGGGAGGAAAAAATGACTGATCCAACTGAGTATTAACTTTCAAACCCACCAGAACCACACAAATCAAAGCCCCTCAAAAGAGGGGCTTTTTTATTACATCTTGTAAACATCCAATATCCACGGCCTATAATCTTTTCGCAACCCCACACTTTCATGTAGCACCGGCGCACCATATTTTTTCAGATCCCAGGACCGGCCCTTTTCCCTGAACATCCTGGCCGCACCTTCCCTGCTATCATGCATCAAACCATTGACATCCACCTGCACCTTCACCCGGTGCCACGGAAAGATAATCAGTCCATACTTCTTTGCCTTTTCCACCATCCAGTTCAGTGCTACATCCGAAAGTCCTGATTCTTTATATCCACCACCGACATCCGTGTGAACACCGGGGAACCAAACTTGTTCCATCGTCTGTCCCTTCTTCAAACTGGGCTCCCACAATGTCGGCAAAAAGGTCTTGCGTCTTTCATCGATCGCCAGAGCATGAAAAGCATTTTCAATAGAAGGGCTCAAAGTCAGGTCATGGAAATCGTTCTTCAGAAAAGGAATCATATTGACCAAGGCATTAAAAGCCTTGAAAGGTACACCAAGTGCGGCCACCGTGTCCCATACACCGATGAATTTTATCTTCACCCACATGGTGTGATGTTTTGCGATGAACTCTTTTGCCTTACGCTCCCGCTTTTCTATATTGCTGATCTTATATATATTGTATGCCCGCGCTATCAGGTCTTTGCGAGACTTTGGCAATATACCGAAAAGATGAATGAAACCAGATAATGATCGCACAGTTGTGGCACCACGGCTGAAACCGAAGAGAAATATCTGATCGCCGGCCATATAATTATCCATCAAAAATTCATAGCATTGAAGAATATTCTTAGATATCCCCATCCCCCCTGCCGCCCCTGTTATTTTCTGCCAGTTAGCTCCAAGGCCAACATCATAGAATGCAATTTGTCTTTCGGTACGATCTTCAGCCATGTTGAAAAGCTTATATACATTGGTATTGAAACCCTTTCCACCTTCCTGAGCGGTAGCATCCGAAAAAATGAGAATATTTTTAGACATATTTTTCACCCCGTAACTGTTAGAAAACTGAACATGAAGCCGCTAGCGGCATTTTGACACTATATCAGGACTGCGGCCAGTGGTTGCTGTCAATATGGTCATAAGATGAATCATTATCGATTTCATTAAAGATTGTATCTGCAGCATCATAAATATCATCTATCTTGTCATCTAGAACTTCCAGGGTAGCAAGCTCGGTTTCTTCATTCGGTGATATTGTTCCCTTAACTTTTTTAAAAACAAGCTTGACAGCACGCGAAACTTGTTTCATTTTGCGCCTGTCGCTGATTTTGGACAGAAGCGCATCAGCTTTTTCACCGGCCAGACTTTCAGTCTCTACTTTTTTTCTTGACTTGACCTCTTCATCAGTCTCGGCAGGCTCCGGTGTATTGTCTTCAGCAAGCCATGTCTCATACTTAGACCAAAGTCTATCTCCTTTATAAATTACAGTTTTTGAGTTGTCTGGATTAATTCTTTCCACTACACCTGGATTGTTTGTCAATTTATACATTTTTTCTCCTTATAATCTTGCATCTGCTGTCCAATGCCCTTGAACAGCAACAGATGAGGCCGTTGCTTGTTGGGATATATCAAATCCTCTTTCAGACACTACAGAAGTAGTTAAACTAGCAGAGAAAGTAGTGCCGCTGTGTCTCCAATTTCCAGAATCGTTGCCGTATCTTGTCAAGCTAGGAACTATCCTTTTTCTGACTTTAAATATATCGCTGCCCCCTACACCTACGTTGTCTTGGAACGTAGCGAATAGACCTACCAGAGTTGAAAAGGAAACAGCATCCCCTCCGTTAGCTGGGCCTGTATCTATGTCAAAGCTTTTCTCAAAAAGTCTTTGAACGTCTGAAATGACTTTCCTAATGTGAATCAATTCATGGGGAGTTGATTTTCTCCCCTTTTCAAGTTTGGCATTCGTTATATGAACAATATTTCCAATTGTTGCATCAACATCATCAATCCAAATAAATACGGCAACATTTTTTGCGCCAGAAGTATCAACATCAATATTTTCAATCTTGAATGTTTGATATGAATCAGTCAATGCTAGATCAACAGGGACATTCTCATAGGTCCAATTTGCCACCAATGCAGGATCAACACCAACGCCATTCCATGCAGAAACTATATCCGTTGTCAAGCTGTCTTCTGTACTATCCCATGATATAATTGAAGCCCTAAGATTATCAATTGTTGCCCCTGATGACACTTTTGCTTTAAAAGAGAAAGAAGCTTTACCTCCTATAATATCTCTTGAATTTACTCCTTCAACAAATTGAGCAATTCCAAACTTTTTATTAGCAGTTTCCACATCGAACTTTATTGACGACCTACTACCAATTGGAATATCTGTTTTATCCCTTGAAACATCAACAATATCGTTTCCATCAGATAACAAATTCCAGACATCAGCAATATAAGTGTCATCATTATTTGCGGGTGTTGTTGTTGAATCTATCGTCAAGCCTTCTTGAAAAATTGAAAAACAACTATTATCCAGAAGATTTTTTCCACTGAGGTGATTATGTAAGGAAATTATTTTGTTATTTTCAATGTCTCTAACCATCAGATCATTGGTTGACTTTAAGCTATCATCCTGGACAATATTTGATATTGTTCCGCCACCAGTATTGGCAACAATGGCATTTATTTTATTCCCTTCAACACCAGAATTAAGAACAATCGTATCTGTGACAGTACCTGTTGACCCGTTTTCGACAGAAATATTTCCAAGATTATTATTACCATTAACTTCAACGGCAACTGCAGTTACACCGGAATGCACAAGAACAAGATTCAAAACACCTTCAATAATGAGCCCGGCCCCTAACTTAACAACACTGACAGCTTCGTTTGTTGAACGTGCAAAATCAGCACCATTAAGTATTTTCAAAGTGATATTATCAGGGATGACCATTTGTGCTGTCAAAACCTGAATATCTTTGACGAGAACCTTATCCGCCGCAGAAGGACTATCGGCAATATAATCAGCCAAGGTTTCATAGTCTCTTTCATCTTCATTTCCAACAGTTGAATCAATAACAATATATTCCCCTGCCTGACCGGATAGCCACCTACGCCACAGTACCACCCTGTTCTGAAACCAGTTAAACCATTGACGTGGTGGTTTCAGCCCGGTAGTAAATATAGAGCTCCAACCGGCATCTTGTTCTGCAGGCGTCGGTATTTCTATGTCCGTCACATCATCATTTATCCAATTCGGCTTGTCACTGGGTCTGCTCATGAATCCTCCTAAATAATTGTTGCTAAAAGACCACCCGTTGTCGGATCAGATACATCACCAAAAGATAAGGCATCAGGGTCTTCATCAAAACCAAAATAATTTGCTTTGGAAGCTATTATTTTAAACACAGCCCATGAATGTACGGGCATGATTCTTTTGACTATTTTATTAAAAACATTCAAACTGTCCAAAGGTATTGTAGCAAAAGAAATAGACAATAGTTCATTTGTGACACCATCTCTGACAGCTGGACCACCTACAAAAAACACCAATGAGAAATCTTCCGAAGTCAATGTTGCAGGAACACTATCCCTTATACCGGCCAATACATAATCCACCACACTGGAAGGATTACCATTCACTAAAGGTGCGGGATCTACTGGTGGATCGTTTTCATGGACTAGAACATCGAATCCCCCGGTTTGAAGCGAATCTTCAAGAAAATCCTTGCCGCCGTTCCCGCCCCTTGAATATTTAATACTGGCAACCTGGGCCCTTCTTTCTGCCTCTGTACTGTTCAGGTTCGTAAGTATACCGAATTCTTTTTCAAGATCTGGCAAAAGGCTGAAAGGCGATTCAGCCGGGTTTGTGATCTTCGCCAACTGAAGCAAAAATTCATAGACCACAGCAGAGTTGTCAGCCATACCGTCAAACAGCTTGTCAAGGTCACCATCCTGTTCCACATTCCAAAGGGGACCAGGGGGCAAGAGTGCATCGATCAAAGCCCTTAATACATCAGATTTATCAGACATAAGTTATACCAAAGGCATCGGATTCAATCTTGATAGTGTCTTCAGTTGGTGGTGTCACAACTGTGTTCTCTGTTCGTTGTATTCTTACATAAAATTTAGTCGACCCATTAACATCTACACTTGCCCAGTCACCGGGAACGGTGAAAGTAATATCCCCATTCTGGGTGAATCCGATAGTACCGTCAGTTACTGTCAAGGCTGTCCATGCAGAACCATTCCAATATTCAAACACTGCCGCGATATCAGCACTTGACACAATGGCAAGTAAGACCGCAATCGCTTCAAACACGGTGTCATGGCCCACATATATACGATCGTCATCAGCTGCAAATATCTGAACATCTGTTCCCGTATCACTAAAAGCCATAGTTGTATCAGTAAAGGCAGGACCGGTTTCTTCCTTCCAGCCTTGGTCGGCATTGGCAGTCACACCCAGCTTTGCTTTTTCGCCGGAATCCAGCGTTTCCTGTGTGGCCGTGAACACGCCTGGTGCAATACCGAATTCAACTTTAGTTGCAGATCCGCCCCTTGCAGCGATTATATCCTGAACAATATCAGAGATTGTCAGCGCCGTTATGATATCGTTTTTGTCACCCTCAAAATCAAGACCATCCACAAAAGGCTGAAGCGCAAGGAAATAATTGGTCAGCGCCGTTTCGATTTCATCCTTTGTCTCTGCCTCGACAGAAGCATCAACGATCAAATCCGTAATCCTCACATAAAATGATGACCTGGTGATTGACAGAACAAACAAGGTTCCATCAGTAAGACCTAAAGGTTGTCTTGTCAGACCAGTGTCAGGGTCGATGGTGATAGTATCTCGCACTTCGGTCAAAATAGAAGAAGGCGCAAGACCATCAGGATCGATCGTTGTTGATACTTCAATATAAACAGTTCGGTCAGGTGGTGTCCCTGGCAACGGCGGTTGTCCACCATAAGGAAAAGCCCTGACAACACCGGCCACTTCCTGCGACCACCTGCGATAATCAAAGGAATTCCCACCACCACCCTCTGACCTGATTTCATCAAGAACACGCACCCGATATTCTTCATCACTTTCCTGCTCTGCACCGGTATTGACAATAACAATCACAGCGGCCGTGGATTCTGCGCCGGCAATCTGTGTTCCTATAGTAAGTTCATCACTCACCTGAAGATTTCCAGCAATTCCAACTTCTTCAGATGTCACATCGAGCACCGCAAAACCACCTGCCGCCACAACAGAAGAGTTCGGAAAATAGCGGACGCCATTTGCTACACCTAGAAAATCAACTGTCGCAGGAATAACGGTTCCGTTTATAGCCGGTAAAGAGATTGTCAGAACGGCAGCTTCTGCGGCCTTCCTTATAACGCCATATTCTTCCCCGATAAGGTCAAGATCATCACCTGTGGCAGTGAGTGCAAGATTTTGCTTTGCACGTTCGATAGCAAATTTATATAAAGTTGTATATTGTGAAGCTTCAAGGATACCCAGAACACGCAAAAAGGCTTTAGTCGCAATCGGTGCATTTTGTCCCAAGGCACTTTCAAACCTGGCAATATTCTGGTCAGCTTGTTCCTGGGTAGCGGGTATATTTAGAGACATTATATTCTCCTATTTGCAGGATTGTCGGCCTGATTCAGCCAGTTCAGGCCATTACGGGTCAATAATAGTGCCTGCACATCCTGTCCAGGCGGCTGATTAGTTATTAAAACACTTAGGTTATGACTATTTGGATTCAAGACCTCGATTATTCTTTTTCCGTAGGCAGGATTTTCCAAGGCTTTATCAGCTGCCTGCCTGACATTGTTCAAAGTGGTGACAGTGATGGGCCCTTCAGTTGACGCCATGAAATCGCTGCCTATTTTTTGATCGGGTTCTGCAAGAAAGACATTCCCATACCAGCCAGGCTCGGTAAACAAAGATATCAAAGACAAATTTTCCAAACCTTGGTCCATCACAGGCTGACCGCCTTTGAAAACAAGGGAAGAACCATTTGCACCCAAAACCAAGGCCGGGTCGCCTGAAAAAATATCAGTCATCTAAGCCTCAATTTGTCTTGACATTATCTATCTTTGCAGGATCAATATCTGCCGATGAAGTAGCAGTTGGTACAGAAGTATTACTACCACCAGTCACAACACCGCTATGAATATGAGTATCAAAATCAGATTTTAACTGATTAAAAGCTGTTTGCAACGCCGAAAATCTGACCATGAAATCGCTATCACCATTGACCTCGACCGAACCATCTTTTCTGATATTTACAAAACCACCACCAACAGATTCAATTTCGATGTCACCGTTATTCTTGTAATATGTACGGGCAACAATGGCGCCTTCAGAAACAGAATAGACAATGCTTTCGCCTTCCTCAGTGTTTGGGCCAATGCCATCATCCACCGCCATACATATCTTGTAAGATTCCCCGGCTTTATCCAAAAATACTTTTGAACCTACGGGAGGATAAACATCTAAACCGAAAGGAAGTATCAATTCAACAATCTGCACATCATCAGGATCTGATATTTCCACCGACAAAAGCAATCGTTTATTTTCGCCGTCCCTGTTCTCGCCTTTTTCTATACCTACTATTACGCCAGTTTTCATATAATTTTATCCAACCGCATACACTGGAAACAAATATGATATAAAAATATATCCATACAAATAATGTCGCAATTTAACTGCCCCCCTACCACGGTTCAATAATTGCTTCACCGGTATAAACCTGCGGCGGCACAATGCTCAAAGTCGCAGGTTGACCGGAATTCTCTTGCACATATTCTACTTGTTTAATCAGGAATGTAAAGCCTTTTTCTATACCCAAAGTCGGGCTGATTACCTCCACCATAGTATTTTCACGCCATAGATTGCCATTCGGGTCATACCAGCTTGAAACCGGCAAAGATATAGTCAGCGCATCAGCCAACTGTTTTGACCGGCGCCATTCAGCAACTTTTTGAATATCACCATCGATTGTTTCATTTGCATTAAAGGTGACAAATCGCGACCTTGGGACTCTATTATCTTTTGCAATACCGACCTTGTTACCTTTTGGAGATTTACCAAGTGCCCGATAAACATTAAATCTTTTTCGGCCATCAAATGTTGCACTAAAATCAAGGATATTTCCAAGACCTTCTTCCAGAGTCGCAACCGGCTTAGTGATTTTTGCCACGGTGACCAGAAGGTCACCACTGGGTGTCGAACTTAATAAAAAATTGCGCTGCGTTGCAAGTGCCAGCAAATGTTGAAAAATTGTATCGCCTTCACGCGCAGTAATACGGTCAAAAACACCACCATGATTTACACCGTCATCAAAGATTACGTTTATCCCCAAAGGTTTAATCAGTTCTTCGGCACGTTGCCGGAAGTCAACATTGTTTTTTTCATAAGGCGGCTTTAATGTAGAATCGACTGCGTCTGCAGTAAAAGAAAAGCCTTCAATCTCATTCTGGCTTCCTGAACTTGTCAACTTTGGTTTTGTATTATACAAAAGGCCGCTGACCAGAAGTTCATTCCCTATATAGGCTTGCGCCAAGGGATATGCGTATGGTCTTAATCTGGAATCCAGTGAAGCATCAACACCGGGTTCCCATTTGACTGTCGCTTTCCATGCATCCGAAGCTGTGTCCATCGTCCGCAGGATCCTGGCACCGATAGTTTTTATTTCACGGCCATTGACTATAATAGTGAGATCGTCTTTTTCCTTGCCGGATATAGATGATTGAACAATTGATGATCTGATAAGTTCCCGTTCAGATAGAACCGGTACAATAAGGATTTCGCCCCTGGATACACTGTCAGGGTCTGTGGATTTTAATGTGAACTGATTGGCATTGAATATGCGAGGCCAGAAAACGGAATCACCATAAGCCCGTGCCGCGACCTGGGACAAAGTTGTTTCATCTGCTACAGTATAATTTTTGCCTGGAACTGGTTTTGGCACTCAGATCACCCTTGCCCTACCCTTTAAAATCAGAAAAAATCTACTACAGGCCGAATATGGCGCAAACAGTTAGATATAGACAACAACTTCCCTTCCAGCCGGTAGAATAGCGATTTCTTGTCCTTTTAGACCATTTGATTGAATAAACAGGTCAAGATTGCTGTCATTAACACCAGGTCCACCATATTCTGTTATAGTTATTCCAAGCGGAGCCCGCTGCCGGTCCAGGGTAAATCTTTTTTCAACAACCAGGTCAAAAGAGGATCGCAACAAATACGACAAAGTCGTTGCGACAAGCAAAGCCGTATCACTGTATGTTTGTGATTGTGAAAAATATTGAAATTCGATTCCTTCATCCCCGAACAATTCCTGACTTCCATCAAGCTCATTCACTACATCACTGAAAAGATCGGCAATGGAATCTATCAGAGTGACAGCTTGCGAACGACTTGCCAGATCACCTGTGACCGCAGCAAAACATGAACCTATCACAACCGATGTCAGGGAAATTTCCTGAACCGATACTACATTCAGATTTTTTTTGGCCGGACTATTTGGGCGCAGACCAAACATCGTATCTGCCAAATTTCTGAAAGCGCTTATTCTGGCACCGATGTCCCTGACCGCAAGACCTGGAAGCTGTATCAGTTGTTGAACTTGTCCTGCAATGGAAAGCAGATCAAAAGGGATCGATGTGATTGCAACATCTATGCCCCTTTTTATGGATTGGACCTGTGCATTTATCTCGGCGCTTTTCTCAAACAATGGACTAAGCTTTGAATCGACGGCCGCGACCATATTTCTCATAGACTGTTCAAAAGATTTTGTCTCTTCAGCTTTTTCCTGAATAACATTGGCATCCAGTTGATCGCCACCAACATCATTAACTGTATCGATTTGGCTGATGACTTCTGATTTTAGCTGTGCCGAAGATTTTCGGAATTCCCGTTCACTGGGTTCAAGCCATACTGTGTTGAATTCAGTGACATTCCCTGATTCGGTTGGACTTATCTGTTCGCCGACTGAAACAAGCTGCAGCACCAGATTGCCCTTTACAGGATGAATTATCTCCCATGTGCCACGTTCATCACAGGCCTTGAAAAATCGTTCGGATTCAATATCATTATCGGGACCATCAAAAAGAATAGTCAGGGGATAGCTGGTTGCCCCAATTTCAAGGTCTTGTATTTCGGCACCCTTAATCTTCGGAAATTGAAATATTCCCAGCTTTTTTTCTTTGCTGCGCTCATCATCACGCCACAGAGCATCAAAGACATTTCCCTCTGGTGATGTGAGGCCGATTGAAGGCCTGACCCTGTCAACCCATGTCATTAATTCGCACCCAACATATTCACATTGAAAGGTGAAGGCGCAGTCGATTTATCTTCAAAAGTCGAACCGGATGGCGCACCGGCGATATTCAATTGACCTTCGAACTGCATTTTTCTTCCCGCTATTTCCTCACGATTTGGTGGAATTATTTTTGGAGATGCACTACTTTCATTGTTACCGGATTCTCTGACAGAATCACTTCCAACTTCTCTTCCAGACCCAAAAAGTCCACCCCTACTACCCACTGATGTTATTTTACTAAAAGCCCCGCCTATTGCTGCTTTTACTTTATCCCAATGTTTTACCAATAATATCAGTGCACCTATCAGAAGACCGACGCCAACCACGATTGCACCCACGGGATTGGCAAGCATGACAGCATTCAGTATACCCATCACAGTAGTTGTTTGTTTCAATAATCCAACAAATATAATCAAACCTTTTATTGCCTGAAAGGCTGCAACACCCTTCACAGCAGCGCCATAAGAAAGCCACATGCCAATAAGGACAGGCAATAAGGGAATAAACGGTTCAATGACATTCAACAATAATTTGGTGAATTTGAAAGCTGTCTTCAGACCATCGATGATAGGCGTTGGGTCAAATGCTCTGATTGCATTTGTTAGTGCATCAATACCTTGCTTGCCATCCACTTGAAATGCGTCAAGAAACTTAAAACCAAATTCTGTAGCTGCTGATCCCAAAGCCTTCAACCTGTTACCCAAAGATTGCCTGAGTCGATCTGCAGTTCTTTGTGCTACACCGTCAGCATCGAGCAGTGATTTTTCAAAAGCATTGAGAGCCGCAACACCATCCATAAGATTTGCGGCTCCTGCAATCGCCCGTTTCCCGAATATAGCATCAAGTACCCTGGCAGTTTTTAGTGTGCCTACCCCTTTAAGGCTTGTGCCTATTTCGGATATAACGGTTGAAAATTTCTTCATGTTTCCTGTCCCATCATCGACAGTCACATTAATCTCAGCCAGCGCATCAGCTGTTTTCTTTGGTAGTGCCGCTAGATTCAGGAAGGAATTTTTCAAAGCTGTTGCGGCCTTTGAACCCTTGATTCCTACGCCCCCCAAAAATGCAGTTGCAGCCGCTACTTCTTCAAGGCTTATGCCAAGCTTTGTTCCTATCGGTGCAGCATCTTTCATTGTTTCGAACATGGTTTCAATTGTGACGTTGGCAGTATTTGCTGACTTGACCAGAACATTGTTCAATCGTTCCAGGTTTTTGATTTTCTGGGCACTATCATCCACAGCAAGACCAAATGCACCCAGCAGGTCACTTGAAAAATCAGCAACTGTGGCAAATTCCTCACCCGAAGCTGTTGCAAGATTTATCATGGAATTGAGGGAACCCATAGCCTCAACAGAATTGAATCCTGCTTTAGCCAGGAAGTTCAGGGCACTTGCTGCCTGTGCAGCAGTGAATTCTGTGGTAGCACCGGCATCCCTGGCACGGTCTTTCAGAATTTTAAGCTGTTCATTGAAATTGGCCGCATCCGGCCCGATATCTTTGAAACGGGCTGTCGCACCAACAATGGCATCGTCGAATTCAATAAATTGCTGCGTTATACTTCGAACCCCACGAGATAGTCCACCGATTGCCTTATTGATAATCCCAGCAGTCAGAATACCTTTGGTCACATCGCCAAAACGGGAAGCCGATCGCGAAGCCTTACGAAAAGCAAGGGTTGCATCTTTGCCGAATCTTTCGCCATTGAATCCCATAGTTTTGAAGACCTGGCTGACCTTGTCTTTCCCAAAAAATGTAGTAGCAACCGAAAAATCAGGCATATTATTTTCCTTCGCAAGCAGCTTTTTCTTCTTTACTTAAAACCAGATGATATTCATTCCATTTTCGCATTCCATGGAAAGTCATGGCAAGTATTTCAGATGGCTGAACACGACGATAAAAAAGATTGCATTCCCATTGGTCCATCCTGCCAGTTATATCAGACCTTAAGAAATAGAACGCCGATACATTCTGAAATAGACATATCGACCCCCCTCAGTGATCTGATAGCAGCTTCACCTGCACCGGAAAGATTACCGAGCATTGCATGAATGCGACCATAATGATCTGTTTCTTTTTTATGCTTCATCGCATCCTTGGCCGCACCGGATATTTCTTTATATTCAAGAATGGAAACCTGATTTTCACCGACCTTTTTTACTGTTTTCAATGTCTGCTTAACGATAAGACCATCTTCGTTTTCAACAATCTCTACTCGCCCTTTACGGATCGCATCGACCAATCTATCCACAGTGGATTCGAATATGTCCTGTGCATTCTCACCGCCTCCGACATTCGCGGAGTCGATCTCATAATAATCAAAGAAGATGTCCATCTGTGACCTTGCCGACTCTTCAGATATTGTCAATTTCGTAACTTTTCCAGTGCTCATAAAGAACTCCTTTTATATCTCAATTATGCCGCTAGCGGCTGTTTAAGCACCTGAAGCGAACAAAGCCCATGCGTCACGGCTTCTATCAGGAATAAACATGACCGTGGCCCTGCTTTCCTCTGTCTCAGCACTTTCAAAATTGATCTGACCGGTAGTCCGCCAGATATCGCCATTGGCAAGTTCCATTGTTAATGGATAGCTGTCCAGCCTTTCCGATATCTGCCGCAGAAGTTCCTGTTCCGCCGCGTCTGCGATCAGGACCACACCTTCTGCGTTGGGCGAACGAAGTGTGTGCTTGAATGCCGTTCGGCCCGGTGTTGGAATACCTTCTTTTTCAATAGGCGATAGATTCAGCGTCACATTTGTGTCAAATGCCGGCAAGAAAGGTATACCATCAATGACCGTTCCTCTAAGTGATCCAGTTACCATTGCAAATACCTCCTGATTTTATACGAACACAGCAATGCTAGTGTCGTGTTGAATTGTTGTGTCGAGGATTCCACCTTCACCGGAAAGAATGATGGAAAGTGTACTGTCGAACCCTGTTCCGCCAGCCCTTATGACAACCGAATCGGACTTTTTAAGTTCATCGATCGTAAATGATGAAGCAAATATCCAGCCCTTTGCCTCAAATTCACGTGCCAGCGCCATCAGGTCATCCTTCCATGAATTAATGTCACGGGCCTTTGTCCTGTCAACAGTGCTTGTCACAGCACCGACATCAGCGACAATGAATATACCCTGCCACTTTTCACTTTCGGCCACACGTCTGACATTGAATGCGACATTCTGAAGAATGCCAATGTTACGCATGGACCGGTATGAATTGGAAGAAACGGGAACACTGTCAGGCCTGTAGAAAGTGACCATGTTCTGCATAAAAACATTTGCCCCGGACTTCACACGCGTCGGGCTTATTCCACCTTTCACGGCGATATCCCTGTTGTCATAGTCTGATGTCCACCTGTCGGCCTTTTCACCTGGACGTATACCTGACAGGAAGATATCAATACCACTCTGCGCAGCCCTGTCCTGGTTTATCCTTGACAGATGACCCATTGCAAGCGCGGCAATCTCTGAAGGATGACTTGGTGATCCTGGAACAGCGATGACACCGTTTGCCCTATCCTGCTTTCTGGCATCAGCCAGAACCTGCAAATCTGTAAGGCCTGAACTACCGGGTGCAACATCGCCGGTCAGCACCCTGAATGGTCGTGCCACAACGTCATCATATAGACCCAGAAGTTCGTTGCCCTCGCCAACATAAGCACTGATAGCATCCAAGGTCGTGCTGTCCTGTCCATAACCGTGGACAACATCGGTAAAGAATTGTTCATTTGCATCGTCGCCAGTACCAAGGCCGTCGAGAGCATCAGCCATTGTCGGTATACCGGCACCGCTTGCCATTGGAGTCACCGCAGCAATCAGACCAGTTGGGAGTTCATCACCGACACCAAGATTGAACTTGATGCTGATATCATTACCCCAGGGCCCTTTCGATTTGGCAGTGGTAACGACCTCAAAAGTAACAGCCGTTTTTGCCGCAGTAATCGGTAATTCCTTTTCAGCGTTTATTTTGGCTACCACAGCATCAGCAATCTCTTCAACCGTTGCCGCAGCTGATATCGTTACAGGAACAGACAGACCGGAAATATAGAGATTGATAGTGCCAGCCAATACACCAGTGGATCCGGCGAAATCAATTTCACCCTCTGCTACTACAGCACCACCTTCTTCAGATTGTGGCTGAATATATGTTTCAATACCACCTGAACCATTGAATGACTGCACTGCCATTCTGTGTGCCATAAATCCGAAGCCGAACTTATCACCGACATCTTCAGGACTCAATACCCTCACCGGCACTTCATCGACCACAGCAGTTTTTGCCGGGTCATAAGTGGCAATAATCAGATTTTTTCTTGGTACATTTTCCGCAATTGGCACGAACGTCACATTTTTCAGTCCCGTTCCCACACCGGCGGCTTGCGAATTCACTTCAATGGACATATCTTCCTCCCTTTTTTATCACGTAGTTTCCTGTTCAACTGCAGTCTGTTCATTATCATCATCTTCAATATCGATGACAGTCTTAATAGTTTTCGGATCTATCACACCAGAATCATCACCCAAGGCAACTTCCTCTGCCTGGCAGGTCAATATCATTGACCCAGTTATGATAGCAAATTCGCCATCTGTGACAGGTTCATCTTTTTTCAGTTGGTTAACCCAACGATTTGATAACTCACCTTTTCCCAGACCAAAATCAATATTCCTGGCATCGGTCAAAACCTTAAAGATAATACCGGCCATTTCATCCCAGGCGGCATCAGCAAGCGCGGAAGATTCCATAAAGCATTGCATTGCCAGAGCACGTTGCAACACGGTAGATGCAGGATTTGTCAAAGTCGCTACATCCACTTCAGCAGCTTTTGCGACCGACATTTCAACACGATATGTTATTTGATGCTGAAATGGGCCATTAAGACCGGCGGCACTTTGCGGGAATTCACCCGCAGAATAAAACAATTGAACAACACGGTCTTCATCCTTGAAATCAACAGCATCTTCAGTCTGCTTCTGATATCCAACAACCCTATATCTGCCATCTGCATCAACACCCAGAACAGTTATAATAGCCTGTTTTATTTTTTCAAATTGCATCATATTGGTGTCTGATCCGCCTTTTTAGGGTATAGCCTTATAAAACCAATCGAAGCCCCGCCTTCAACAGCCTTGCTTTTATCCATCAGAAAGTTTTCTTTTGGCGCACCCTCTAATGGCGTTAAAGGCATTTGAATGAACCATTGTTCACCAGTCTTGGGAACCGGGTCCAGAGTTGAAACCCTTAAAACTATGACAGGTTCGTTTATAATAATATCTTCACCCGTTATGGGATTCTGAACTTTTCGGCTGTATAATACTTGACCCTTGACAGTTTGTTGCTTGCCGTCTTTGTCGGTCAGTATCACTTCGATCCCAAAACCGCCCTCGATCGATTCGCCAAGGTGTCGTTCTGCAAGCGCCCTGATATTCACTGGCCCTACTTATCGGAAGAAGCCTTACTACCACCAGCTTTTTTTTGAGGGTTCTTTTCAGGGCGAAGCCTACCGGGGGCATTCCCCCGGTAAACTCTTCCTTTTTCGTAAACCTCAATCCCCTTGGGAAGACCGACCATGTCTTCACTCACGGAACCCATCACTTACCACCCTTGCCAGCTTCAACAAGCTCTTCATTGGCCTTAGTCAAGTCACCGTTTGCCTTGGTAAGCTCTTCATTGGCCTTAGTCAAGTCACCGTTTGCCTTGGTAAGCTCTTCAACTTTGTCAGTCAGTTCCTTCAACTGTGCAGTATTTTTCCCAGGCGCCTTGCCACTTGCGGCCTGGCCTTTTGCATAATCGGCCTTAGAAACTGCCTTCCCTTTTTTGATAGCAGCAGAAAGCCTATCATCACTAACAAAACCAGCAGGAACAGGCTCACCAGGATGAAGCGGCTTTAAACTCTTGCTTTTTTTAGCAGGATTCAGAACACCTGGACCCAGCCAGATTATATCTTCTCTTTTCTTCGGCATATCAGCCCCCTTATGTGATTAGGTCTTCAAGGACAACAATAGCATCGGTTTGCGTGGTAGCAAAGATCGGTGCGGACTGAGTCCTGATAGTGACCTGTTTGTTGTTGTTGCTTGGATATGCATCGAAGTAGAACATGGCCTGAGATACAACGTCATCCACATTGGTGACATTTGGCGGCAACATTCCTGTGCTGGAAAATCCAAACATTTCCTGCATCCAGGCTTCCATTTGACTTGTCTGTGGAAGCGTTTCGCTTGGCCCGAAGTAACGGTCAAACCTTGCACCACTTGAAAGCAAGACCATCTTGTCTTTAGGCATAAAGTTCTGCGAGTCACCGGCAGTATCCGTATACACATCTATGTACGTGAACAGCCAGATTTCATATCCTCCTGCAGTCTTCAACTTGCCTCTGGCATTGAATCCGGCCTTCACGAATCGATTAAAACGTGCAGGCAGTGGATTAATGTCCGAATCTATCTCAATGAAACCGAAACGGCGGTTGTCTGCTTTGGACTGGAAGACTGTATCACTCAACATGGCATCGAGTGCATCAGTACCAACAATACCCATATCCATTTTTACATGACCCGCGATCCTGCCTTGCTCACAACCACCATCAATATCCAGCATGATAGTCGGATCAGTACCGTCCCAAGGGGTACCCACACCAATGGTATTGGCTGCAGACCTGTAGAAATCGTATGTCAGCGCTGCCTTTGTGGTTCCTATAAGTGCGGGCTGTGTTCCTGTTAAGATGGAAGTAGCAGCCAGCAGTTCAAAAGTTCTGACAGAACGGCGAACCTGCTCCTGATGGATATTCATCGCAAGCATCTGCATACGCATTTCCTTGGTCATCGGTGAATGTGGATTTTCACCCAGAACGCGCTTGTTGATCTGGTCAGCAGTAATATCACCCTCTTCCTCTATAAGAGGAAAAAGCCTTGAAATGGCAGTCGATTTCTGCTCATTGAGGTTTTTACTACCTGTTACCGAACGACCTGTGCTGCCACGCTGGATCATTGCAGCAAGCCTTTCGTTGCCCCTCAATATTTCGATATCAACATCAAGGGCGTTGGGTGAAAAATGTGTTATCCCTGCGGCAAGTGGATTGCCGAAAAGACTCTGGAAACCCGTTGGAACACTGATGATAGCCCTTTCATCAAAGGCTTCGACCATTGTTCTTGGGTAGGTATCAACTGCTAGTGGTGTCTGAAACATAGTGCCCTCCCTTATGCGTTTTCGAATTCGCTTATATCGATTGTATCTTCGACAAAAAGCGAACGATTTGCCAGATAGTCCCTGACGGTTTGAATGAAAATATTATCGGCCCCACCTGTAGCTTCGATGACAGTAGCAAGTGTTTTGCTATTCTCTATCACCAACTGATTCAGGTCTATGAAGGCCGCACCCAGAAGGATCTGATTTTCAGAAACATCCGCTGCGACAATATCAGCTGCCGCGATATCAGGCCCGATATAAATACCGGCAGGAATCGCGCTACCGTCTGTGGCAGTCTCATCGGTAAAAGGAACCCACTTTCCTGTTGCAGCGATCTTTGCCATCAGAGTGGCAAAAGCCAAAACAGCGGAACGCCCCGCATCCTGTGCAATAACGGCCAACTGGTCGATTGCACCCGGAAAGCCGAAGCGGATAAATGGAACACTTGAATTGTCTTTTCTTACCTGAACTGTCATAATCTATACCCCCTTAATTTATTTAATGCCCTGTGCTTTTTTCAGCACAGAAACATTATCATCATAGCTTTGCTGATCGACAACCTTGCCGGCACTAGTAGATGTTATGACCGTACCATCAGCCGGTGTTTCAATAACAGGTTCTTTCTGTGCCGATGCCGATGCGCCTTTCTCTTTGACAGCATCAAAAGCAGCCACAGCAGATGTCAGTGCGATGCCATCGACTTCACCGACCACGACTTTTGCAGCGACATCCTTTATCGCAGCAGGATAGTCCGCTGAAGTCAGAATCGGCATTGCTGTCTTTGCAGCAGCCCTCACTGATTCAACACCTTCCGTCCTTGCAGCGGACAGGGCATCCTGATGCTCTTTTTTAGCTTCAGGATGTTCATTCAACAAATCACTCAAATTCATTTTTTTTCCCTCCCTCTTAGATTCTTTTTCATTGTGTTTTTCTGTTATTATTTTTTCTGTTTCTATATGTGATTGCACTTCATGATTATCACTATTAGACGCACTATTTGAAATTACAGATGCCTTTTCATTAATACCGTCAGACAGCCCCAAAGTTACAGCTTTAGAAGCAATTACAACGCGACCTTTCAGATTATTAATAATAGCCTGAGTAATTTTTTGACCCGACCTGTTTCTTCCCTGCAACACCCTGCCACTAAAAACATCATAAATATCGTTAAGTTCCTCAATGACAATTTCCTGACCTTTTTCCGTTGAAAGATCTGGCACCTTATCGGGGCTCTCGAAATTGGTAATGACTATTTCTTTAACACCGAATTCTTCCATCATACCCGAAAAATCATAAGTATGAACAACGACACCGATGGAACCCTGCAAAGCGGCAGGCGTGCTGGCTTCAATCCTATGTCCTGCGGCGGCAAGCCACATACCGGCAGAACAAATAAGACCATGATTCAAGATAGTTACTTTATGAGTGAGAGACAATACCCACAGGGCCTGAAAAGCCTTGTCACAGCCATCAACAGTACCACCGGGCGTATTCATATGAATGAAGACTTCACCACCATTGGCAGGATCAACATCATGCGCCGCCTTTGTGGCAGATTCTACTATATTGTTATAGGAACAACCACCAATTCCGTCATAAATGTCCCAGGCATCAGGGCCTTCAGGGCTGAGAGGCCCAAAGATTCTTATGGTTGCATTTTTTCCATCAAAACCATAAATATCATTAGAACGCTCAAGAGATTCACTAAAACGATTGGACAAAAAATCTTTATAATCCACAGATTCAGTGCTTTTTCTGCAGGCAATCCTGTGTTTCGCGTACTCGACCAGAAAAGATTTTTTTATGAGTAAATATTCGCCTTTAAGCATTTAAAACTCCTTGAATGCCACAAATGTACATCAATAAAATTTAAATTGCAATATTTATTTAACTATTTTTCAAAGGCCACTGAATATGAGGTCTATCTGGTGTTTTCCACCTTCCACCCCAGATAAAACCGTGTTTTTCAAAAATCTTGCCCGCCTCTTCATAATCAGGAACTTCATTGTCATTGACATCCATCTTTATATTCCAATGCAGTTTCGGCTTTCCATCTGTATGGACCCGCAAAGCAAAATCAAGTGCCAAAACTTTGCCATAATCCTGATGATCTTTCGGAAAAGCATATTCCGCAATGTGCTTGCTGAGAAAAGTCCATGTCACTTTTCTGGCCGCAGTATGTTCGTCTATTCTCCAAAGACCTGCCACTTGGCGAAGCAGGCATATTTCAGTATAGTTTTCACGGCCCTGGGCATATAGCGCAATATGCTCCAACAATGATCTTTTGATGCAGGTTTCTACCAGCAATAGGCCTACACTCTCACATTCTTTTTTAGCCGCCAAATAAGCTGGCTGGGCTTCAGGTATCAAATCACTCACACGTCTTATCATTTCATGCTCCTTATTTCCTTTTTGAGATCATCGGCCAGGGCTTTTACCTGGTCAAACATTTTTTGTTCAAGATATCGAAGGTCATCCTTTGATTCACTATGTATAAGTTTGATCTCTTCATCAAATTTTTCAAAATCAACTTTTTGGTTTACTAATTTATGAAGGTCCCAAACACGATATGTCAGAATACCCCATATTGTCGTTGCAAGACCTGCCAGAAGCTCAACAATCCAAATATATTTTTCTATTTCATTGTGAGGCATATATAAACCTGCAAATTAACATTGTTATCAGAAAAAACCCCTTTCTATCAAGATGGCATATCTTTTAATCTTGCCGTCGATGCGTCTGGTACTACCTTCGTAACATTAATGAAATCTTTCACTATAAATTTCGCCGTTGCACCTTTAACGATATCCCAGAAAACAAGTCCAGTATCAGGATTATATATCCCATCAATTACAACCCCGGAATGAAGCTTATCATCTTTATCATAGGGAAGCAGAATTATTTCGGCCGTCGCTTTTACTGTCTCAGGGCTATCTGTACTGTTTGGCAGGAAGAGATACTCAAATACCCTGCAAGCATCGGGATCAGCTGGGGGTTCAATAACAATTGAATCGCCGAAATATATTTCTGTATCGTCTTCTGTAACCGTTAAGGTTTCGGGCACTGTAAACGTTGCCCCGGCCTTCGCAAATACGAGTTTATACACTCCATCGTCACGACCTATCACGATTCGTCCGTTTGAATCAGTTGTTTTTCTGCCAAGGAACAATGTTTGATCGCTGTTAAAAACAGAGATTGCAACGTCTGCAATAGGTATCACGGTAGCAGTTTCATAAAGCTGTATCGTTATTGTTCTTGACCCGGTAAGTTCACCCGTAAACCTGTTTTCGATAGAAAAAGTAGCGGGTATGGCTGTTACCGTCTGTCCGGCCACGGTTGGGGTGGGCTCTAAAGTTACCTTATAATTGGACCCTTTCGCCCAGAATCCGATGTCGCCTGTATCTATTGAGGTATCTATAGATACTTGATGTTGGCCCGTAACACTGGCAAAAGGACTCGCCACGGTTATACCGTTAGAGGTGGTTTTAGGGGTGGCGCTGCCGTCTTTATATATCTTTACGTCTGCTGTCGTAAAGGGTGCCGAAGGCGCTACCGCACCACCCGCCGCATCGTTAGTAGTGAAAGATGCTTCTAATGTAGCGTCCTCTATAAAATCACCTAAATAATTCAATTTAGTAGCCTCCCTCTGGTAAGTCCTGTATTTATAAGACCCCCGTTAACTAAAGCGCCTACGCCGCCTACCCCGATTTCAACTCCAACCCCACCATTCCAAAGCTCTGCAATTTCTGCCGTTGTAGGCCATTTTTGATAAGTTAGAGTATTGTCAACATTCCCTTTGTAGTTCTCTGACGTAGTAATAGAAGCACCAATCCTGAAAATATCAGTAGCCTCCCACCAATTTCCCGCAAGTACCGGGCCTGTCAAATCTTCTGTGCCATTATCTATATTCATTCTTAGTCTGTTGGCACTATTTCTCCCCACAATTAACAAATGCCAATTATCATCTTCATATCCCGTTCCAGACGTTAAAGATTTAAATATTGAGTCTGTATTGCTAACAGATAATATGAGAGAGGAAGCAGTATTGTTAAACCTTATCGTCATCCAACCATCACCTTGACTTCCGGCAGCATTTCGCCTTATACCCATTATGTTTGCAAAGTTTTTGGGCTGCGCTACAGCCTTAAACCAACAAACAAGCGCAAAAGGCTGCGACCTGTCAAGGTTTGTAACTGCTTGTTGTGCTGCAATATCATTAACACCGTCAAAAAAAACTGAATGAGATCCAAGTTTTGCGGTCGTACTATAGACAGCACCTGTTAGGTTAAAACTATTCCCGCTCTGCTCATCATTTCCATTGCCATTAAGATAGCAATTATTTATTAAATCATCAAGCAGTCCCATTATTTATGCCACTCCCAAGTGATCTCACAACTCTTCCTTGGCGTTTGGTCGTGATAGCATTTTATTAGTTCCATATGTGAACCATCAAGCAAATCACCAAGCACCTGATCTTTTTTGTTCTTCATCCACTCCCAAATGACAGTTCTGTCCGCATCTTGATTAAAGTTAATCAGCGCCGATATATACTTATTGCCATCTATATCAATACCCTCAACAATAGTGTGTTCCTCTGCCCACACCTTGTTATCAAGTTTTGCCGGGGATTTAATCATAAAAGCATCAATAATTGATTGATTGTTTGTGACTATATGTATGCTGAGAGAATATTTCATTTCCATTTCACCTTATGAGTCAATACCTTATAAACTTCTGACCCTATATAAGTCATAAATTAATTGGGCGTCCACAGGTAAAAACTTTTGTGCCATTGAAATAGTACCACCACTTACCCTACCACCATCGCAATCACCGCGATTTTCATACATAGCAGCTATATGTTGCAACAATCCTTCTCTTAATGAATCCGGAACACTTGATAGTGTGTTGCCATACCCTGACTTTAAGTACCCCTTGCGCCCCGTCTTTAATCTTAATAGACAAGGAGTCGCCTGCCAGTTAACTTATTAATCTCCAAGCTTTTCGACATTCAATGTCGTTCTGTGCCTATGGAAAAATCTATTTGCTGACTCCGGCTTTTCTCTAATTGTAATAACATCTCCTGCGGATAGCTGCACAATAACACTGGCGGAGTCCGACCTCGGCCCGAGAAGATCAAAGACTTTCATCTCGTCTATCCATAGGGTGTGTCCATTAGAACACACCACATCGGCGTTATGCCTGAGTTTAGTTCTAACTAGACCATTCAAGATATACCGGGTCTGGTCGCCGCCGTTAGGGAAAGCATAAGTCAAATTTTCATTTTTATAGTCTGCTTGTGACCCCGCGTTCTCAATGTCATCAGTGGCGAGCCGCATGTCATCCCATTCGCTACTTAAATTATCAAAAGTCAAAACATCCGCAAAATGGTTCATTCCGCCGTTATATTGAATATTATTGATCCTTAAAAAATGCGGTATATGGGATATCGTAAAATGTGTTTCGTACTCAAAGCACCATTGCTCCGAGCCGTTCCCTGTATCGGCCTCAATTATCTCTATTTGGTCTTTTTCAGAGTAAAAAAGATTAGAAATAGACGATAGAGCACCATAGGTGGCCGTGCCATAAGCTGATAGGTGCGAGAAAATGGGGAAACCTTCCTCCCCTTTCCCTGCCGATGTGTGGCTCTCATTGACTGCCGAATTGTTCACAAAAATAGCAAAATCGTAACTTATCGACTCCTCCCCGTGCATACCCGTATCACGGGATATTTTATATAAGTCATCCACCCCCGCAAGTATCGTTATTTCGCCAGTAGACTTGCTTGCCGATAAATTACCAAAAGCTCCAGACTTATCTATATTGTTTTGCCATTTATAAAATACCCCTGCAGTACTGTAAATTTCAAAAAAACCAGTGGGGTCCTCATAAGCCAAAAAAGCCGCTTCCCCGAGGATTGTTATGTTATGAGTCCCTGAAATACTAAGGTTATCAAATATACCCCTGTGCGGATCTGTGCCTGTGTGATTGTCAAAGGCACTTCCAAGGGTGGATGAAGAAGTCTCGCTGTCAAAATTACTTATTGTCGAAGCAATTTGAAAGCCTGTATGGTTTGTCCTGTCTTGATAAAATGAACCCGGTTGGCCGTTCAGGGTGCTTGCATCCAAACCAGTGAGATTCCCAAGAACTGTGTCAACATTTGATAGGTCCACGCGATCAATATCTTTGGACGGCACAAGTGTTTGCTGTCCAGAAACTTCTTTTTGGTCCCATTGTCTACCAAAGCGATCGCCGGCCTCAAGCGATGCAGACAACATAACTAGAACAAATAAAGGAAATAATAAAAGTTTCTTCATCGGTTCGACCCCACGCAAGAAAGTGTCACATCAGGGTCAGTTCCACCGGTTAATACAGTGGTATTACCTCTGATCTTCTTAAGAGGCGGCGAACTAACACCAAACTGTGCAAAGCCTGCGGCAATTTCGGCGGCATCAAATACCTTGATCGCCCATCCTTCAGGATCATATTCAGACCCGCCCTGATTGCCTTGAAACACGACCGTGACAGTAGACGCATTCCCTAAAACACTGGCATCACATCCCCATTCAGTAAAAGCATCTACAATCACAATAGGTTCTCCAGGTCCTGTGCCCGTCGCAGCATTCAATAATACATATCTTTTATTCAGACCAGCCACAGCAAGACTTGTCATGACCATCAACAGAAAAATTAACACAAACACACCTTTTCTTTTCATTATATCCTCCCTTTATTCTTCATTTTCATTCTGAACGTCTTCTACAATCTGACGAATCAGACCTTCCAGGTCACCATTTCCACCCTGTACTGCAAAACCTTTTGACCATGGTGGAATTGCCATTCCTTCAATTTCTTGCTTTAATTTCACTTTATTGGTCGCCGCGTCAGAACCGTTTGCGTTCCTGGCCTCGATATCGATGGTGGTTGTACCAGCTTCGATTCTATTCAATGTCGCCTTGCTTGTCTTCATAGGATCGATATCAGGTGCAGGCGGACCGACCCAAATCGAATTCATCCATGCAGCCCGCAAACGTGGATCGCTCCATCCGGGCGCGAATACTCTTCCCGCTGCAATCTCTTCACTTAAAAACATTTCAACAGTTGGATTGAGATAATCAGCGGCCATTTCATCACGCCATATCTGAGCTACACGCCAGAAAAGAAGAAGTGCTCCACGACTTGCAGAAAAGTTTTGACCGAATTTCATCAACAAAACTTCAATCGGGATTCCCTTTGCTGCTGAAATATAAGATGTGAAGGCGTCAACAAACTGGGCGAATCCTGTGGCAGGTGAAGTATTGTCCACCATTTTAATATCTTGACCACGATGAAGATTGGCAATGAAAACACCTGGCTTGCTAAGTGTCGCTTCAGGTATGTCATAGCATTGCAGAGGCTCAAGCCCTATACCAGCCGAACCACTTTCACCTTCCTCTGTTGTCACAGGACCGCCGAACTTTTCTCCCGCAGGACCGGCACCACCGGCAGTCAATTCCCCTGCAAACGGACTGGTCGCATCTTCTTTGTCCGAAGGTTTAACAAAGCCCCAGATACTTGACTGATTTATTGCCTTCTGTATCTCTGAAAGAGTCAGATCTGTTATTTTTTGAAATTCCTGCACATCACCACCAAGGCGGGACAATCCACGACCTTGGCCGGCATATTCAGGCATAAAACCATGAAGCATCAACAATCTGCCGGATGAACTTTTTGCGTTTATCACCTTTGGTTCATATTGACCAGTAGTCGCATTTCTTATCCAGACGTTGTATGCCGTTTCACGCCCCTCCCCGTCCCTAATAATACCATCCTTTGATGTTTGCAGACCACCGGTGGAAGTGAATGCAGTTCCCCTTATCTGTGCCGCATCAAGGAATTCAAATTGTAGTGGATTTAAAAGATCACGGTCTTTGGAGTAATAGAAACGGACAAATATGTCATTATCACGGTGTTGCTGCACCTGATATAGTCTTTGTGACTGATACCAGTTCATTGTTCCAGACCGATGTTGTTTTTTTACTTTCGACCAGGCGTCAAATTTTTGCTTTACATTACGGGCCCATTCCGCACCTTCTTCCGGTGTGATGCCCAGCGTCAAAACGTTCGGCATCGGTTCCCAGCGCAAACCCGTGTCTGCAACGGTGTCGGCCATCCTGGTTACAACGCTGTGTGCTTGCTGTGTCTCGTGATATGCTCTTCTTCCATTTCTCAGCAGAAGGCCATGATTAAAGACAATAGTTTGACCGGATCCTGATATACCCTGGGGCATTTTTGAACCATCTGAACCCATTGTGCCGGAACTCTGAAATGGATGTGAAGAAGATGGTCTTGAACCGCCTTTATCAGGACGTGCAATATTGACTATTTGTCTTGCAAGATCATCAAGCATTATCTAGCCTTTTGTTGCATTATGAAGTGCTAGTGTCATCGCGTTTTTAAATTTTAATTCTAAACGGCGATAAAGTTCATCTTCATGAATGGATTTACTGAAAGAGAAAATCGGAACACCTAATATTTTAAAACAAAAATGTGAAATTATGATCTCTTTGCAGGGAATATCTTTGGCAGGTTTTTGATTTTTTTCTTCCATCATCCCCATCTCCTTAAGTTGGTAGTGTGGACACCGGTTCCACGAAGTTCTGATTTTATGCGATTAATTCTGCTTTCCAGAAATGAGATTTGATCTTGTAATTTGGAAGGGTCAAGAAGTTTTGCCGACTGGGAACCTTCCGCAGAATCGAACCTGTATGATTCAAGGCCTGTGCCCCCAGCTTCCAGTGTTGCACCATAAGCTGTTTCTGCTTTCAACAACTGTGCTTCCAATTTGACCAATTGTGCTTGTTTTTCTGCACGGACTGTGGAAGAAAGGCAACTCATATCGGCATATTACATGAACTATTTTTCATTTGTCAACGGTAATTCTTCCTGGGCTGTATTTTTTTTCAAAATACGTCTTTCCAAGTATTGAAGCACCCACACTTTGTTAATCTGAGTCAATTCGACAACACTGGCACCTTTTATCTTGGCATTTTCCTTTTCCTCAGATACCAGCGCATCAAGATAGACATCTGAAGCACAACTGGCATAGACCCGGCAATCCAGAGATTCATTTCTTCGACCATAAGCCTCAAAACTTCCATCTGCCAACTGGTCTTCTGCGGTAAGCATTTTGAAATATTTGTCATCCCTGCCAATAGGAAAATCACAAAAACCAGGCTTCTGATTGCCTGTCATCTGCCTTTGAATTTTCAGGTGATTATATATCCGCTTTTTGTAAAGAAGTGTTCCTATCTGATAAATTATCTGACCTTTTGAAGATTTGACGCTATTGGATTTATATCGCAAAGTGGAGTTGGGACCAGCCCTATGTTTTTGATTGCCCTTTTTATCCTGAATAATATCAAAACCTTTGGATGGATAGGTATTTTGCCATCTTTCTGAAAAATTATATACCGCTTGCAAATAATCAGACACACCGATTCCGCAATCTATAAAAACCAGTTTCACATCAAAAGGCATGCCATCATCCCTGTAGAAAGTAAGGCCTCCTTCAAGCGCCCACTTGTTCATCGCTTCCCAGGCGCCTTCAAATGGATCTGTCACTTCCCCCTCAAAGCGACGATAGAGAATTGACCATGTTCTGTACCCCGAGCCGGTACCCATGACCTCAATTTCCAAACGTGGTGGGTTGTGGACATCCTTTTTGCTCCCCACCTGGACATCGATGCCAATTGTCAGGAAAAGAACGCCATCCGGGACTGTGCCTTCTTCATAATCGCCTCTATTCTCACAGACTTTTTGATAATTTGGCCGACTGCCGGTTTCTTTGAATGGCATACCCAGGACTAGGTTTGTTGCTGCTTGCGCTTTGTCAGGGTCCTTCATTCCCTTTTCATATCTTTTCAGAGCATCAAGCCATGACAACATGCCTATTGGTGAATAAAGGGAACTTATCTGATAACTTCTAAGCAGCGGATCACTACTTTTTGTCGTTGGAGTCCAAATGCCTTCTTTTAGGAATTCAGATTTATGACTATTAAAAAATGCTTCATGGCAATGGTCACAAAGATAATAAGCGCTTTTTAATATCCCGGCTTCATGGTCACCTTTCAGACCGCTTGTGGATTCCGGTGTTCCCATGACAAGTTCCTGCTTTTTATTACAATGCGGACAGGGCACCAGAAACTTTCGGCAGTCGCCGGCTTTATAAGCCGGGAAAATACTCGAGCGCTGGAAGGTTGTCGGTGTGGATATATCCATGATCTTTTTTCTGGCATCCCAGGCATCAAGTCTGGCCAGTGAAACTTCCATCCAGTTACCTTCGCCCGTTCTAAGCTCTTTCGGGGATCCATCTATTTCGTCACGAATCAATATTCGCACTGAATTTGTACGCATTTTAGCCGCTGATTGCGCGGAACTCATAATAAGAAAGCCGCCGATATAATCCTTGGACATGGAATTGTCGCCGGTTCTGCGGGTTTTGGTGTTTTCTGTCTGTGCAAATATTTTGTGCCTGAATTTGCAGGAATCGATGGCAGGTTCAAGACGTTTTCCTGCCCATTCGATAAGAAGGGCATCAGTGGCCGACATGAAAAGGATCGGTGCTGGGTTTGCGTCCATCCAGTAACAAAGGACATTTTCTGCACAGCCAGTGAAACCCAGCTGTGGGCCCTTCATGACGACAGTGTGCTGAATGGGACTCCAAGGACTCATATTGTCCATAGGTTCGATAAGATAAGGCGTGTGGTCATTGTCCCATAAACCGGGAAAGGGTGTTCCCGTTGGAAGGATTCTTTTTTCTGCAGCATAATCCGATATTCTTTCAATCGGATCGGAATCTGGTCTTGCCGATGAACATATTTTCAAAAATTCAATATCTTCATCTCGAAACATTTTCACCTTCGACATCTGAACCAATGTGTTCCATGAAATCCTCAGTTCTGATCTCAATATGCTTGAAGGCCTTGGCTATTTCATTTTTCAGTAATTTACCGACCTTTAGAATTTTTTCATTATCCTCGACACCGAAAATGGCCGCTATTTTTGCTGGTGATTTGTCAGCTATGGGAATAATTTCATTTTGTTCGATCGTGAATATTTTCCCCAGGAAGATGGTCACCAATTTTCTTTCGATTAAAGCACCCCTGTTCTTCAATCGTAATTGCCTGGCCAGTCGCATTGCCTCAATTTCCTTCAACATTTTCACCTTGCCGACAGTGAGATTTTTTAAAATTTCAGCGTCAGTTGAATTTTCAAGATCGATTTCAAAATCACCACCAGATTTTGAATCAGATCCAGATGACAATGATTGATCTGGAAGATTTTTAGCGATATTGTTTTTTTCCTGACCCGATGCCACATCCGGGACGGCAATTGATGATTTCTCCATTTTAGGGGAGTTTTCAGCGGCTTTGTTGCGTTGGGAATTCTTATCGTGAAGATATTCGATCGTGGAAGAACCGTTCAAATCGATTTTCTTTTTACGGCCTTCACCCTCAATATCTATTTTTCCGGCGATGCAGGCCTTTCTTATTGCTTCAGCACTGACCTTACAAAGTTTTGCAAACTGTGCCTGGGAGACTAGATTTTGAGAGTTGCCTTTCTTCATATTTTAAATATTACAAAGAGTCAACCTGATTGTCAACCTTTTTTCAACCTCTCGCACCTGTTGATAACCGGTCTGTGTGATTGGTAGTGCTCGGCTTGTGGATAACCCTCCACAGTACCTTTTTTTATTATCTCAACTTGAAGACATGCCGCACATTATCAGCATAAAGTTCTTTGATGTTGACTTCACGCTTCAGCAGCTTAATAGATTTATTCATCCAGTCTATCTTGCGGGGTTTATGAAGTTCATCTTTTTTAATTTTCTTGATTGTGTTCCTTTCTATCCTGTAGATTCCGATCTTCATTTTGCCTACTCTGTTCGGCATGAAGAATCTGTCCGTGATTCCCCTGGCTGTCAGCATTTGAAGAAAGATAATCATTCGATGCCTTTCACTACTGGCATTTTTTATATTAAAATCGGACGGGCGCCACAACTTGGTATTACTTCGGAACTTCTGTTTGACTTTACCTTTCCATGACCCACCCCTGGAAAACTTAGTATAGACTTTGGCTTCCTTACTTTCCTTTCCGAATTGTTGTTCCTGCCATCCAGTGAACCCGCGTGCAAATATACTTCCTGCCCTTGAAGACTGAGTGTTGATTGTCGTTGCTCTGGCTTTTTCAACGCGGATATTCTTTCTTGCGAAACCAGGGCTTCTGATTTCCATTTCCTTGTTCAAAACCTTGAAGATCACAGGCCTCATTGCAAATGCCTCACTGGTCAAGACACCTGCAGTTACCCTGCGCATTTTCCGTGGGGCTTTTTTGAACATCTTTCTAAGCAAAATCATATCAGTTGCCGTAAAAGAAAATGCATCATTCGCCAATGTTCACGCCCTCCATTTTCTTGCTGTCACCGGAATAAACGAGTTGCAGACATTTTTTTACAATATCAGGTTTTTCATCTTGGGACAATGTTTCCTTTTGTGCAGACAAATATTCAATTGACAGCAATCTTTTTTTATTAAGATTTGAAATGGCCTTATGAATCGTGGACTGAGGGAATTGATTTCTTAATAGTGATTTTTTTACAGAGTAGAGATTTAAGCCCGCAATAATATCTTCCCTGTCAAAGCCTTTGATCTTGCGATGTAGCGAAAGGCAAAGGGATTCTATGAACCGGTCTGATTTTTTTTTGCACGGTTCTTTTAAAACTATTTTGATTATTTTTTTTAATTCTTCGTATTCAATCATTTCGGCATACTTTGGTAGTTTACTACTGCGGTTATATTAAAAATATATATATACACGTAGTGTATATATATTTTTATATATATAATGATACAGTCTAGGTTATCAACAGGTTTATCCACAGAAATCATTGGTTATCAACACCATATCCACAAGCTATCCACAGATTTGTAAACATAGTTATCAACAGTTGGACTACTAACAGCCATTTTGTCCTCAAAAAACACGGTTATCAACAGGCTTATCCACAATACATCCTCAACAATTATTTTTTGTTATAAAACTTAAGTTATTAAGCTGTGGATAAGTAGGACTTATAGACAGACTTATCCACAGGTAATTCCAAGCCATGAACTTCTATTAATGCTTCTTCAATCAAGACACCCTGCGCTTTAGATTGAAGTTTAAGCCACTCTGCCAGCCAAGGTGATACCTTGACATAGATTCCTTTTTTTTTAAGATTACAGGCTATACGTTTTCGGCCTGAACCTGTTCTTTTACCGCCTCTACTCATAGCTTCTTTCCATCACAAAAGATACATTCTTTGGTATACCTCTATCAGTTATTCCATGAAAAGCAAAAGTAATCTGTGCCCCTATTTCTGGCATTGCGTGTTGTTCATTATTAATGCGTAGCTTAAATATCACATCCTTCCATCTACAAAGCAATGCTTCGCGAAGGCCTTCATACTTTCCGATGCCTTCTTTATATCCAACAACTTCAGCTTCATCATCTTTAAAAGGTTTATATTTCATAAGTTTATGAGTTTGATGATATTCATATTCTGAATCAGGGCAGTGGATCATAATCCCTTCAGCCCCGCTATCAATCAGGTCATAATAAAATTCATTCAGATGTCTTGAGCTTCGACACACTTCAATGTCTACCGTCAGGGCAATAGCAGACCCTGTCAATATCTTAGCAGCAGCCGCCAGGCGTGTTTTAAACCCACCTTTTATCTCCAGAGCATCAAAGACATGAAACTTAATCAAGCGCCACTCAGAATCAATTGGTGTTTCTTTACGTACGATCCCAACAATTTTACCCAACATAGCCCGGTCAATATATAATTCACCTTCAAGCATTATATTTACAGGGAGTTGGTCTTTAAACCATTTGGGTGCATGATATTCATTGCCGTTGCTACTTAGTAAAACTTTGCCGTCCCATCGTGCAAAAACACCGTTTAGCTTTTCACTCATTAGCCAACCAACGACGTTTTGGTTTTTATATCTTTCTGACTTCATTCGCTTCATTTTTCTCTCCTCAAATAACTACTTATGATTAAAGTATATACTTTAATCATAAGACGGTCAAGAAAAAGTATGTATTTATTTCAATTAATGATATCGATCATAGTTCTTTAATCTTCCAATCATCACATCCCACTGAAGAAGGGATAGCACAAAGTGGTGTATGATTGCTTTCTTTATACCGACAGGTTTCGCAGGAAACTCTTTCTACCACGAAACCACCACACACACGAACACAACGCAGACTGAATTTATTGCAAAGATAAACTGCGAATGCTCCAAATCTTGTACGTGAAGCCTTCACTTCTTACCACCAGCCAAAACCTCCAAATCACCATAACGAACAACTGACCGGGGTTCCAATATTGAATCAATAGGACTCTTCACGGCCAGCTTCGCCTTTTTTGCAACATGGGTATAGATCATTGTAGTCTCGACAGACTTATGGCCGAGGAGTTCCTGAATTGTACGGATGTCGTAACCTGCCTCAATAAGATGGGTAGCAAAGCTATGACGAAAGGTGTGACATGATGCCTTCTTTTTTATCCCTGACCGGCGGACAGCATTGCGAACTGCCCTTTGTATTGATGTAGGGAAAACATGATGACGCCGCTTTTCACCGGTGCGCGGGCAAGTAGAAATATTTGCACCCTGAAAGACAAACTGCCATGCTACTGAATAGGCATCTCCAGGATATTTTTTTGCTAAGGAATGGGGCATCTCGACTGACCCGTATCCATTGCGGAGATCTTTCACGTGAATAGCTTCGGCCTTTTCGACCTGTTCCTGTAATCTCTCGACAAGACTTTCCGGTAACATGACCACCCGATCGGCGTGGCTCTTTGTGTTCCGCAGCGTGATAGACATCTGTGTAAAATCAACATCCTTCACCCTGAGTCGTAGCGCCTCACTCACTCTCAGACCACAACCGTATATCAAAGAGGCGATAAGCTTGTTTATTCCCTGCATCTTTCCGATGATTAAAGACACTTCTTCACAGGTCAAAACTGCGGGAATATATTTATCACGCCGGGCACGCTTACCTTCTACACCCGAGATATCAATTTTCAGAACATGGCGGTACATAAATAAGATAGCATTAAAAGCCTGATTTTGAGTAGATGCAGCAAATGACACTGGACAGCCAAGTGCGTCATATAGCGTTCAAACTTTTCTTCACTTGAAATATCTACAGGAAGTTGAGCAAGGAAAGAAATGTATTTCTGTACCCAGGCAATATAAGCCCTTTCAGTTTTTAAAGCTCGGTGCATCATTCTTAGTTTTCCTCTCATTTCATCTATAATCTGCACCCTATTCACATTTACCCCCTTTTTATCAGAGTTATGTAGCCACTGTGTATATAATCATTGTTAAGCCGCAATCCTTTTTATCATTGCTTGCCCACAAGTAAATGCACCCCCATGGCCTATAAATAAAGCCAAGCCACCTTGTGGCTCCCAGCCTTCTTCTATCATTTTTCTAACTTGTGATTGCAAATTTACAGATGAGTCGCTTATCAATAACTGGTATTCCATTGTTTTTCTCCTGTCTCTTTAAGGTTCGTGCGGCTTAACCAAACGCTGAGCCGTCGACCGCTTATAGCGGTCTTTAATTTCATAGGTAACGTGTCCAGCGGCGGGCTAGCTATCACGTTAAAGGGCATCCTTAATTGACATCAATTCTCTTGCAATGTCGCCCAGGTGGTCGTTATGCTTCTCTATCTCCCTTAACACCCGTTTAGGAAATCTCTGAGGGTAGTCATCATCAAACTCACTTAATTTATGTAACGAGAGAGAAGCTGCGGCTGTAATAAGCCTGCCCTTTAACCCCACATTGCAAGGGACATCTGCCACGGCATCTTTTACCATTTTACGGCACTGGCCTCGTGACGCTATTTCTATGTCAACATATCTCTTGCAATTATTATCTTCTGTTTCATTATACTTGTGGCACTCTCTCTCCCCACATTTTATCATTTTCCATCCTCCCCAGTGGCAGAAGCCCCTGAATTAATTTGTTAGCTTGCTGTCAGTGATCCCAAAATTCCTCATGTTCGGGGTCTTTAGGGCCTTTTTGTTGTCTCGCAACTTCTACATATTTTAAAAGTTCTCTTTCCATTTCAGAAGGGGTATACCTTGAAACATCCCGCACGATTAACTTTAATTTCTTTTCAAAGTAAGAAACATCTAATCCATATTCGTTTGTCAATTCATCCTCCCTTAAATTACGCGCAAGATAACAATGCGCTGCACACGGAAATCGGCTACGCCGCTTCCGGTGATCTTGGTCGTTATAATTTTCCTATTGGTTCCGTGACGCCTGCAATTTCATAAATATGTTTGCACTCTGGGCACCCCGTCAGCTTGCCATTCCCGAAATCCAAGTCACCGGTCAGCAGCGCAATACGGCCATACAAGCTTAAATCTTCTCCGTTTACTATATGGGTGTCTTCCACTCTATGCTTATCAAGCAATTCATGGCAGGCCTTAATTTCTTCTTCCTCACTTTCAAACTGTCCTTCATCGTCCATGTTAATCACCTCAAATTATAACAAATTTATGCAAGGGACTTTCCCTTACGAATTCCAATTTCTATTTGCGCCATCACCTTTAGGCAAAGCCCCTGATAATGCCGTTATAGCGCGTCCGGTAATTCCCGAACATAATTGGCTTTTGTCCGTCCACCATCCCCGCAGGTTCCACAAAATACAGATGAATAATTAGAGGGTGATCCCCCTGCCGGTTCAAAAGCCCCACAGTTCCATCGCCTCAATATTACAAACCAATTTCTTTCTTCTACTGGCTTCTTACGTTCTTCACATTTACAACTAAATGCTTTTGCCATCTTCTGCCCTCTCTCTTTAAGATTCATGCGCCATAACCAGGCGCTCAAGGTCAGTCGTTCCTCCTTGGACTTTCTCTCACTGCGTTCGCTCAAGCCCCTTAGCTTGGGCGTTAGAGGGGTCTTTTGCCCTTCGGCAGTTTTTCGTAAAATGACAACGCTGCGATCAAAAGGCCAGAAATCGCTCTCTCGCCACGTTCCCATTTCCCCCAAGCTGAATATGTCACCTTAAACACCTTGGCCGCTTCTGCCACCGTGAGGCCCAGCTTTTGCCGGGCCTCTTTTAATTCACTGGCTGTCATTTATCACCTCTCCTTAGTGTTTGCCATTCAAGGCAATATTTAACCTGTTGTACAATTTTGCAAATTTTGATCTTTGCTCTTGATCTGTAATTGAGCGCACGTACCTGTGAGCGACAACTTTTTTCTTATTGTCCCAGACAATGCGTGCTTTATCAACGCCAGAAACAAAGAAAGTAGTTGGATGTTTACGCCACTGATTCAACTCGCCATTTTCTACGCAATGCAAAATTTCAGCAGGGATAAAAGTATTGGTATGTTCAACTTCGGAAATCTTCCCCTCTTCAATTTCAATGGCGCGTTCCGTTTTCTCAATACTGGCTTTTTGTGTTCTGATTGAATCGCTCTGGCGTTCCCATTTGTTTAAAGTTGCTTGCCCGTTGCGCTTGTCGTTTAACGGTTGCCCATTTGCTTGCTTTACCGTTGCAAAATGGTTGTCAAATTTTTCATCAAGCACCTTCTCTTTTTTCACTAAAGAGTTTTTTAATATTTCAAGCTTCTTGCTCATTTTGTTTCTCCTTGGTTTGTTTTTTCAACTTGCCCTTATCTTACCAAGGTATACCCATTGTGTCAACACTTATTTTACACAATGTGCATTTTTATTTATGCGCCCCTCTAACCAAACGCTGCAACCGACCGCTTTCACTTCGTTTCAATCGGCTGCTGAGCTTGGCTGTTACCCTGCAACCCCATTAACAATCGCGGCAATTGTTTCAGCATATTCCTGTGCGTTGAAATGGCTATTGAAATCGATCCGTATATCTCCCATGTTTCCATCCATTGAAATAATTATCTTTGCGGGGATATTTAACCCGCCAGAAAGTTGTTCTGCGTCATAGACTTTCACTGCCCTTATGTCGCATGCCCTCACTTGGCTTCCATCTCTAAGTCGAGTAAGCAGGGTAACCCCACTTTGCAAGGGACTTGTTGCCGGTTTTTCTGTTTTTTCGTTTTTCATTTTATAAACTCCTTTATTCTTTAAAGTTTTGGGCTTCAATCCACAAGCCCCTGAAATCATCGTTAGACCTTCTTTTGCTCTATGTTGTCTTTAAGTCTCGCTTCCTTAGCTTTCTTCCGGCCTTCCTGGGCTTTCCGTTGCCCTTCAGATCCGGCCCCCATGTCGGTGCGCTTGCTGTTTTCGCCACCTTTCTTCCGGCCTTCGTCTTCAAATATATGGTTGCAATTCGGGCATCTCATTGTCAAACTCTCGATGCAAAAAATGTTGTTCTCATGGCACGATTCCCACCAGGGCCAACAATTTCGTCAATGATAACTGTCTCACTTTTTATCCAAGGTACATTTTTTTCTTTTATTTTTATTTTTTCTCCCAATTCCGGCCATACTCTTTTGTTGCAAACATGCACTACCTGGCCTGAGTGGGTGCCTATTTTAATATATATTTCCATTGTAGTGCCTCTCTATGTCAACTTTACGAACTGCCCTCAAAAAAACTATGATCTGCTTGCCTGTCAAGATATGTGCCTCCGGGTGATTTTTTCTGTATTCCTTAATTGCTTTTACTTCGCTTGTGTTTTTCATTTTCTTCCCTCCTTAACTCTTAGTGTTAACTAATCTTACATCATAGCTAGCTACGTTGTCAAGGTTATTTTCAAATAAAATGAAAAAGAACAAATCCGCAAAAGAAGGTCTAACCAAGCGTTGCAGCGGACGGGTTCCCCGCGCGCTGAACTTGGTCGCTAAGGCTTTCCTTTTCTATCATTCCAAGATTTGATGGCATCAGCAATAATATCGTCAGAAGATGGATCTACTAAAACCTCAGGGCCCATTGCGCCGCAGTCCTCGCATTCTATGACACCGCCTGACATGTAGCAGGCATATTTCAAATTATATTTTTTACAAAACGGGCATTCTTCTAGTTCTGAGCCTAAATCTTTAATAAACTTTTTCATGTTTCTCCTTAATAAACACGCTTTAGAACCAGCGGGTCAACCAGACACCTAAAGGTGTCTTTGATTTTCATAGGTAACTTGGTTCAGGTGCTTGTTACCCTTATTGTTATAATTTTCCTATTGGTTCCGTGACGCCTGCAATTTCATAAATATGTTTGCACTCTGGGCACCCCGTCAGCTTGCCATTCCCG